AAAGGTAAAGGTTGAGTTTGTCTAACAAAAATAAAACCATCAGTATCATAATTACCTCTAAACTCCACAGCTTTATCTCCTGTAAATGGTGGTATACCTTGATCCATCGGATCAGAAGATGTTCTAAAAGGTATTCGTTCCATGTTAGTTAATGTTTCACCAACTTCAACACCAATAGATTCAAATAATCGAATAGTAATTTCGTATATTCTTTTAGTCTTACCTTGTGATGTACCATTCTGTGAACCAGCATCAAGTCTCATAGTTTGTAAGATTGAGCTATAACTTAAACCCACTTTAACATTTGTTGAGGAACGATCTAAAGATATTGATCCATTCGATACTGTTTTATCAGGATGTGTTGCGCCATTTGCTAATATACTAACTGTTTGTCCTTCTAAATGATCTAAACCTGAAATAGTTGTAACTGCCGAACCACTATAAGATAAAGCACTATCTAAAAAATTAAATGTTGTGTTATCTGTTTCTGTAAAATCAAATGTATTAATAAATTCTACAAATCTTCTAGTAGCACCATTTATTGTTCTCTTAACAATAACCCATGTTTGATATTCAGTATCATCTGTAGGAATAACAGCTACACTTTCGCATACTGCATTACCTGATCCAAACGCACCACCAAAAATATGTCTATGCCAAGCTGTTACTTGTTGTTCTCTTTGATATGTTAATCCTATTAACTCACCATCTCCTCTTACTCCCCAAATAATTTGATTTGGTTCTTGTTGATAAGCCATTTGTGTTATGCCACCTTCACTAATATGTTCTGCAAGTATAGTCATATCGGGTGCAAGATAACCATCTACGTCAAAGTTATAAGCTAATTCTCTTACTTTTCTTTTAGCTCTTTGTAAAAATAATGTTGCATTACCTACAGCTATTGCATCTACATTAGCTGCACCATGATTAGATTGTTTTTTAATTAATACATTAGTTGGTGTAATAGCACTATCTGTTCCACCACCTGATACTGTAAACTCACCACCAGCTGTACCAATAATTAAAGTTCTTGTAGCTGTCATAAATCTAATGGCATTAACTTGGTTCGATGCGATGGTATAAATAATAGCATCATCATCGGCTACTGTGCCACCAATGTTTGCATCCATATTTTCATAGTCACCAGACTTAGAAAAAAATATGGTTTGAGGTTGAGATGTTGTACCTGCAAAAACTAATCGTTGTTCAAAAAAAGTTACGCAAGTTGGAAAACCTGTTGTGTTTGAAAAAGCTCCTAATGACCAATTTGCTGATGCTGTTGATGAACCCATATCTACAATAATTTCCATAACTGCATTTAATGTATCTGTAACTGCTGTAATTTTTCCATAACCAGTTCCAAATTGAACTAACCGACCTACATCAGTAGATAAAAAACCACTACCACTATTAATACCTGTTACAGCAGAAGCTACTAAATCTATACCTGTTCCTACTGTATGAGCTGATGGATTTAAAGTAGTTGTTGTAATGTTAGCATCCAGATATGGACCATTAGTAAAATCAACATCAGTTAATGTCCAAGCGGTATGACCAGTACGAGATAATTTTTCTACTTCGTGTGATGGATGCGTAATATACATAACGTCTGCAGATTGAGCAAATTTTAAATCAAATAGTTGTGCAGTTGTATAAGGTGTTGTAATTTCAAAAACTTTATTAGATACACCACCAGAAGTATAAGTCGTAAATGAAGAGCTATTTATATTAACTCCATCTTTATTTGTTAATTGAAATGTATTAGTTGTCTTACCTGCAACTAAAAATCTTTTGCCATTAACTTCTGTCATACCACCTACACCACTAATTGAAACTTCATCACCATTTTCATAGCCATGACCTGTTGCTGTTACTACAGCTGGATTAGCTTTAGTAATAGCAGATATAGTTTTATCACCTTCTAAAACAGAACCATTATCTTTATAAACTCTTATTTTAAGATTAGAAAACTCAAGCATATAAGTTTGAGTTGTAGAAAATTCAAAAGGTATAAGTCTTGTTTTGTTAGCACTACTAGCTACTTCAGCTACAAAAGTTGTACCTGATCTTCTAGCTGCCGCACCATGAGGATAAACAATAAAGTTCTCTAATGTTTTACATCCTGCAGAATATTTTGTTATATCATTACGACCATCTAGTCGTGGTGAAAGTTCTCCACCTGTAAAGTTAGTAAGCTGTACTGCAACTCGTGCCATTTATTAAAACCTTGCGTTAATAAAAGTACTAGCATCTATTGAATCCGACATTCCAAGATCAGGTGAATTGTTTTGACCTTCAGTTGAATCTACAAATCTAGCATCCCTTAATTTTTCTTGAAATAGTGTATACATTTTTTCTGATACTGGGTTAGAAGATGTAACTCCATAAGCTATGTCTGCACCTAATCCAGAAGATAAAGTTTCTCTTAATAGTTCATCATATTCATTTGGGTCTTCAACTCTTGAAATATATAAAATTTTCATTGTAGAGGTATTGCTTAAGATTTTTCTTCCTTCTACTTTATAGTTTGAATCATAGTCAATGATATAAAGTAATCTTAAACAATCCGCAGGTAATGTAAATTGAGCAGTAAAACCCCAAGCTGGAGCTGTTGCGTCTTTTGCTAATGATGTTCTTTTTTGTAAACAATTCCAAGGATGTGATCTAAAGATTCCATCTCTTACTTGGGTATATCTTGCATTACAAAGTCTAGCATTTTTAGAATCTTCTGTTAATGAAAGTATAGTGGTAGCACCTAGTTGATTTAATGCTCCATTACAAATGTCTACTACTGATGCCATTGATTATGATTTTTTCTTTTTTGGAAAACCAGCTTTCATATTTGCGTAGGCTTTTTTTGTGATTGTACTTTTAGATTTTGGTCTTGATGTTCCCGCTTTTTTTCTTGCGTTTATATTTTTATATAAGCTCATGTTTCTCCTGTTATGTTTTTACTGTTAGCACTCTAGGCGGTTTCCACTCTCGCATCCACCGCCTAAAATTTTATTTACTAGTCTAGAACGTATGTCATCTGAACTGTTATAAGTCCAGTTGCATTTGCTCCAGCTGTAGTAGCTGTAACTATCAAGCCATCTGGTGCATCTACAACTGAGTTTTCACCCAATGCTGTTGTATTTGCAATGTTAAAAGATGTAAGTGATGTTGAAGCAGCTGCTGCTTTGTATTCATCCACATCTGCTGCCACAGTAGTTCCTGCTGCATTATCGTATGCTGCATGACCTATTGACAGAGTTGTGCCTGAACCTAAAGCTGCATGGTTTACTCTTCCACCTATTATTCTAGCACCATCTGGTAACTTGAACATATTGATAGTTTCTTGAGCGCCTGCCGCAGTAAAATCTGCGTAAGCTACTCTTACTCTACCATGTAGTTCTGTAGTGCTTATTTTAACAGAAGGAGTTTCTAATGTTTTTGCATATTGTACTGAATTAGCCATATATATATATCCTTCCTATTATGCTTCTTGACATACTATACCAAGAACTTTTGCTTGTTCCATTCTAGTAGCTCCGATGCTCATACAGTAGTAAACTTGAGTAGCATACGATTTGTCTGCTCTCTCGTCTATTCTTGCATTTACATCTTTACCAATTCCTAGAGTGATACCATCTTGTGCAAAAGCAATACAAGTTCTATCGTTACCTGTTTTGCTAAGTCTATTTGATACAGTAAAGTTAAACCCAAGGAATGAATTTACTTCGCCATTAGCCAATGCTTTTACAGTATTGAAATCTGATGAAGTTACTTCAGTTGTTCCTAAAAGGTTATTGATTTGTTCTGGTCCTACAACAATGTGTCTAGGGATAGAAGGATCAACGCTTGCTAAATCAAAAGTCTGTTTTGCAGTTCTTAATTTTGCTATTGTTAAACCAACACCGCCAGCAGCGATTGGTGTTTGAGCAGCTTCACTTGTTGCACCTGTTTCACCAGTAAAGGCAGTTCCAGTTGCAGCAGCGATAATAACATCATCCATTGCTCTTCCCATTGCCATAGCAGCGGCTTGAGCGTAAGATGAAGTTGGGTCAATTAAAAGACGTACTTTGTCTTGTTGATCTATTAGATCAGCAAACTCATAGTCTGCAAGAGATACTCTTCTTCTTGAGTGAGGAGTGTCTATTTGCGGAGTGTCTGAGTGTCTGCTTACTTTAAGTTGAGCAGTTACTGAACCTACTTGGTCAAAAAAAGCATTTTTTCCAACCACAGATTCAACACGAACTTTGTCTCTTAATAACGATCCCATTTGTTGAGATAACATTTGTATGTTAGCAGAATACTGCTGTACAAATGCTGTAGTTATTTGTGATGACATAATTGTCTCTCCATTTTATTGTTATTGTTAAGTTAAACAGAAAGGTTATCCACTTAAAGTAAGTAGGCAATTCTTGGATTTAAAGTCTTTTAGACTAGAAGTCTATTCCTTCTGGTCAGTAGGGTTCTTGCGAATTGTCCTACTAATAACCCCTTATATTAATTTTAAAAAAAATACAAGGGGTTAAAATTATTTAACTATTTAACATTTCTCTTAATGTATAAACTTGTTGTACTACTTTATCGTGGTCTGGATGTTGTTTGTTCCAGTAAGGTCCATCAGTATTATTAGTAATAGTAGAAATTTCAGATTCAATATCTGCACTTTTACTAGCACTATCGCTTTCTGGTGAAACTATTTTATCTTCAGACATCATAGATGCTATCTTAGCAAAACCTTTAATAAGTTCTGGATGATCTCCTACTCTTATTCCGCTTTTAAGTTCAAGGTCAAGTATATCTGAATTAATGTTAGCTTTAGCTAATGCTCCAGCTTTTTTAACATTGTTCTCAAATTCTCTACCCCACTCTTGTCTTAACTCTTGTTCAGCTTGTACTTGAGCAGTTTCTGTATCAATTTTACTTTGTTGAGCAGTTCCTTCCATACTGTTTTTATAAAATTCTAAAACACCTTGAGCTTGTTTATTACTTAAACCTAACTTGTGTGCATTTTCTGCAAATTGTTTTACAGCTCCGTTATCTAATGGAACAACATCAGATTTAACATCAAGTGCATATTTATCAGGAGATTCTGGTCTACCTAATTTATCATAAACTTCATTCCATTGATCTTCAGTTGAATTTTTATTTGGTACAGCAACCTTGTCTTGTCCAATCATTTTAGTTGCATTGATATATGACTTTGCAAGTGCATCTATCTCTGTAAACTTTTCTATGTTGGGGTCTTGTCTAAACTCTTCAGAAATTGCTTCCTTCCAAGATGTAGCGACTTTAGGTTGTTCTGTTGTTGGTGATATAAGTGTATCTGTTTTTGCAACATTAGCTATTGTTGCCGGTGTTTCTGTAGTTGTTGTCTGTTCTACAGGCGAAGCTGTTTGCTCCGTTATCTGTTCTGATGACATATTTATTTATCCTTTTCATTTTGTAGCATTGCTTTTATAAATAGAAGGATGCTACGTTGACCTTCCATATATGCACTTTCATGACTATCACCTTTAACATTAGTAGTAGTATGATGGTGGCATCTCTTTTCTAAATCAGACATAACTGATTTACCTTCGTCTGTATTAAATATGTAGTGATAGTTTTTTTTTAAACCTTCAACATATTTTGTAAAATCTTTTTCTTTATCTTTTGCTTGACCCATTTTTATTCTTCAGCATTTACAATAGCTCTCGCTTCTTCTGGTAGAGCTTTAGCCATTGGTGCTGCGTCTCCTGCCATCTTAGCAACTTGTTGAGCTTGTTGCATCTGCATTTGCTCCTGTTGTTGTTGTGCTTGTTGGTTTCTCATTTCTTGTACTTCACCTTGAGACTTTAATAATTTTTGTGGCATACCAACAATGTCGGCAACGTGCTTAACTAAATTATCAAAATTTACGTAGTCAAATACAGGAGCTACATTAGCTAAACTTCCAAGTATTTCAACAGCTCTTATTATAGATTGAAGTTCTGTGGATTTCTGTGCCTTTGCTAAAGGAGAAACATATTCAATATCTATATTAACACCGGATAAAGATTCTGGTGGTGGAGCAAACTGGTTGTTTCTTAATAGAATATTAAATACTCTATCAATAAGGGGTTGTAATAATTCTGATTGTAATCTTCCTAATACAGGTCCTAACAATCTCATCTTCTCTTCGTTACGTTGGATAACTTCTGTTGCTGTCATTTGTGGACCATCTTGCATCATAAGTTGATTCACGTAAAACACATTTCTAATAGCATTTCTTCTTTGCTCTTCCATGTTTAAACCTAATGGATTATTTGCACCAATGTTTAAAGGTTCAATTTTATCTCTTGTACCTGATCTGTAAAAATTTAATCCACCCGGAACAGTTCTTACAGGTAATAAGAAACCATCATCCGGAACTAATAAAGGTGGGTCTACTTGTTTCTGTGCAGCTTTAATTGTTGTCTTACACATTTCATTTAACATTTTAACATCCGGTAGTGCTGTCATTGCAGGTGATCTACCATAAACTTCTTGTGATGCTTTTAAATATCTAGGAACTACAAAAGGAAACTCTTTAAATCCAGATACTGATAATTCATTTCCGCCTTTGTATTCAAAGTACACAGATTCAAAAGGCATATTCTTTTTATCTTTTTTCTTAGGGTTAAAATCATTTCTTGGGTATACCGCATGAATAATACTTATTTCTTCAAAAGGATTTTTCTTTGCCATTGTTGCAACATCTTGAGAAACATTGTCGCCAAATTTTTGTACCAATGCTCTAGCTGTCATATTAAATTTTCTAAAGATAGTATCTATTTTTCCTTTAGAGTTTTCAGCTATATAAACTTCATCAATGTGTCTTGTAGAAAATTTAATTAAATCTTCATCATCTTCTTCTATAAACATTGCTGCTGTACCAAATGTAATTAAATCATGGTACAATTCAAAAATTTCTTGTTGGAAGTTTGATCTATTAAATGCTTTGTACATAACCTCAGTAGCTTCTTCTAACCAAAGTTTTGCTTCATCATCATCTAGTTGATTCATTTGTTTAAATCTTAAAGTAAACCAAGGTGTAGATGGATTTGTAAGCATACCATGTAAAGATGATGATAATAATTCTAATGCTTGTAATGGAGAAGAATCAAAAATTCTTTCCATTCTTTTATCACCTCTTGATCTTTTTTTAGTAATGTCCGCTTTTCTTGGTAACATATAATCAGCAACTTCTTGCCAATGTGTTTCCCAGTTTTCTCTTCTACCTGATAGTCTATCAAATCTTGAAATTAATTTTGATGTTAGTTCTGTTTTTGCCATTATTGTCCTAATAAACTTTTTTTACCTAATGTTAATGTTTTATCTTCTAAACCTTGAGAGCCTGTCATAATTGTCATTGATCTTCCTTTAGCTTTTGTTTTTCTTGAATCATATCCATCCATGCTAGTCTCTGTTACTTGAGATACTTCTGCTTGTGTTGGAGCAGGTGGTTGCGGTGCAGGTGGTGTTGGTGGTCTAAATACACTTCCCATATTATGATCCTAATAAAGTTTTCTTTTGAACTTCCGTTTCTTCCTCAACACCTAAAGGTCCAGTTAAGATAGTTGATTTTCTACCTTTTCTTTTTCTTTCAATCTTTGCTTGCTCCGCTGCAATTCTATCTTTTTCTTCTTGTGATACTGTTGGTTCTGGCATTGCTGGTGGTGGTGTTATTGATGGTAGCGGTGGCATTTTTGGTGTTAAAAAACTCATAATTATATAATCCTGTATTCGTTATCTGCTACCTCTTGTGGAGCAGTTTGTCCAGTTTTAATTTCTTCTAAGCCAACACTTAAGTACCTCATCGCATCACACGCATGAGATGACCAATCGTGAACCGGCTTACTTCGGAACATACGATTTTTGTCAATATATTTCCGATGATAATGTCTTAACGCATCTATTAACTTTTTGCAATGGTCTGTGTCAATCCAACATTTAGGTAACGTCATGCTGGTTGCGTGTATGCCATCTTCTAATGGTAATTTTGGAACAACTTTAAATCTTATTCCTAATTGATAGGCGACCTCTCTTCTGGTTTTACCATTACCAAAATCCGTAACTTCGATGTCGTGTGGTGCAAAATGTTCTTTGTAAACATATTCTTTTTGTTTTAACATCTGTATGTAGTGCGGTAGTCCCTGTCCACGTTCTTCATGGTAGTCTATAATATTAATGGCTCTTCCTAGTTGCTGGTAAAATATAATAGCACTATGATCCGCCACTCCTAAATCCCAAGCTGTAGATACAGGTAGGCTAGGATCGTAGGGTACTCTAGTTAATTGTTTGTTATCTTCCATCTTAACTAACACATCATTATAGATTGCACCTTCTATGTTAGCTATCCAATCACATTCAAACTCTTGCTGGTACTTCTTATCTCCCATTACTTCTTTTGCCTTGACCAACTCTTCGCTATCTACAATTTTAGTTTTACTTGCTTTAGCTATATAGTTAAACCAATCGTCAGCACCTTGTGCGTGTTGGTATAGTTCGTAAAAGTTATTGTTCATTCCTTGTGGTGTGCCTATAAAGACACAGTAGCCTTTTCTGTCAGATAGTGCTGGTCTTATAATCTCTGGAAACAACTTGCTATGGACATTGGCATACTCATCTATTACACATCCATCTAGGTAGATACCCCGTAACCCGTCAGAGTTTTCTGCACCAAGCAAGGTTATTCTTGCACCATTGGGTAAATCTACCCTTAGTTCTGTTTCATTAAACTTGGTGTAAGGTATTTTGGCGGTAAACTGTTTCATGTAATCCCAAGCGATTGATTTACTTTGTTTAAAGGTTGGCGATATATATGCGTATCTAGGATTCTTCTGTTTAGATAGTAGAGCAGATCGTATCAAGTGGTTAATCATACATACTGTTTTGCCGAACCTTCGATGACAAACCAATACAGACCATCTATGTTTAGAAATTTCGTTGTGCAAAAAGGCTTGGTGTTTTCTAGGGGTGTAAGGTATTTTAATATCCATATCTAGTGTATCAGTTTGCTAGGCATACTATAGCCAGTAGTGTTGTAATCAAAGTTTAGTAACGTCATTGTGTAGTGTGCAAACGTCTCTGCTGTTTCTTCTTCATCAAAACCATATATCTTAATTGTTACACTCTTGTCTTTTTTGCTAACGAATACGACTGAAGTTAAATCATCTTGTATGTAATCCCACATTAACTACTAGATATAGTAAATAAAAAAAAAATTAAAGTATAAAGGCTTTTATATTTGGGTGTGGGTTACTTTAGAGGCTGTCTGTGTGTCTGTTTGAAAATCCGGAATATATATATAATAAAAAAGTGTGGCGTCTGCTGGGGTATACC